TGCACCACCAGAAGACGCACCGCGATCATCGGCAGTTTGCAATTCACTCATTGCACGATCATATAGCGATGACCACACTTGGATTCTCGCATCATCTTGCAAGTATGGAGCAGCTTGCAGCAGCGCTCCATACAGATAAATGTCTGGGCTTGATGTCAAAAGCCAGTTGGTGGCCACAGTGCTTGATAACTTTGTCAACTTCGCGTAATAGGTCAGCTCGGTTGTATATGTGGCGTCTGGCACTGGGACCAATCTAAACTGGCCACCGACCACACCAAAGAATCTTGGCTTGCCACTGCCAGTGTATTCAGATGCCTTATTGTCCAAGGCATCAATGCTCAAAAATTCCAATGGGGTCTGTGGGTTTGTGCTTGTCAGCTTCAGAGATTTTGTCTCTAAAAAATCAGCAGGCACGGCGCCATATTGCGCGTCAAAAGACGCATTGGCCCTGACAATCATCTGCCTGGTGCGCAGTGTTCGCTCAACTTGCGCCTCGGCCAGAGAGATAAAGTCAGGAATGGCATTTGTCAGGTCTGACCGATTAAGCCAATCACCAATGGATGTCTTCAGCTCTGTGTAGGTTGTCAGTGCCATTATTGGGCCTCTTTTTCCATCTCTTCTTTCACAATCCAAGTGTGTTCATGGCGATATTCAAATGTGCCAATATGGCCAATTTCCTTTGAGACATCATGGTCGATGTAAACCTTGTAACCTAGTTCTTGAGCCTTTTTACAAAAGAACACATCCTCACCCATGTAGCCTCGTGTGGTCTGCCATGGCATATCAAACCATGGCTCGCTCATGCCCTCAAACACCTCGCGCTTGATCAGCATTATGCCAGTGCCAATGCTTCCCACCTCTTGCAATCCAGTAGATTCTGGCATTGTGTAGACCGGCACTCGCTTGTCGTTTTCGTCATAGTTTTGAGCTGTTGGGCCAGTGGGCATTCTGCGCCTGGCGCAGTTGGCCGCCACAATATCTTTGTCGTGGGCCAAGAGCCTCCCCACCATATCCTGTGGAAATGTCATGTCCGAGTCAATGAAGAGAATGTGTGTGCAGCCCTCGGCCATCGCATCCAAACAAAGGTCAGCCCTTTGGTTTTGGATAATCGTGCCTTGCATCAATTTCAGACTAATCGCGTCTTCAGTGTTGAGTGTGTGATACGCCACAAGATTAACCATACAGTAACAATAGTTTGTATGAACCTGATCACGGGCTGGGGTGCAGACTGCAATGTAATTACTCATTTATTTTTCCAAGTGTTTCCACAAATTACCATTTTTAATTTCACGAATCATGGATGCAGAATAATTAAATTTAGCAGCTAACTTTATAGATGTTTCAGAGCTAAATTTAATTTCACGCGCTTGATCTTCTGTTAATTTTGCATTGCCATGACTAATGCCTTTTGCTTGTCTGTTTTTTCGCAATTTATCAGTCATGTTATTTTGTTGTGTTCCAATAAAAATATGATCTGGATTTACACAACACCTTACATCACAATGGTGTAAGGCCATCATTCCATTCGGTATAGGCCCATACTTTTGTTCGTATGAAACTCTATGCGCATAAAAAGGCTTTTTGCCAGCACAAACTCTTCCATATCCAGTTTTTTCAATAGTTGACATCCATATCCAGCACCCAGACTCTGGCAGTCGAATGGTGTTTTTTTCTATTTTGTGAGACAGTGGTATGCGTGGCTTTGGCATTAGACTTTCCCAGGTCTAGTTCTAAAAAATTGGTTGTCGCTGTCGTTTAACCAGCGCTTCATGTATTCCTGATCATCGATCTTGCCCTCGGCCTTCATCTTGTAATAAAGGGATTCTGGGATGGATGCGACCAAGTGCCATTCACCCTTCCAGTTGGCTTTTTCGTCTTGGGCGTTATAGATGGCCTTGTTGGCCTCAATGACAGCAGTCACATCTTGCTCTGTCTGGATCGTCACATCGCCGGTTTCTGGGTTTTCATGCCAGTAGCGCTTGATGCCTTGCTCTTTGTTTTCGCTAAATAATCTTTTGTGAATCATGTTAAAAAAAGGGCCAAGTTTCCCTGGCCCTTTCCATTTGCTTACTATTAAGAAGTAACCAAGTCAGCGGCCAAGCCGTGGGCGTTTTCAGCCAACACTTTGTGACCCCACTCAACGATCAACATGCGCTTCTCAGCGTCACCAGTCTTCGCCAATTCGACTTGGCTGTAAGGGCGCAGCACAGTCATCTTCGCGTAGTCAGGATCGATCACCCATGCATCGCGCTCGCGTTGGAACCTGTTCGCAATAACTTGGACATTGCCGAAATCTGAAACGTAGATGTCCACGGCGCCGACCAATGTCGCAGGCTTTGCACCACCATCAATGTTGAAGCGGCTGGAGGCAATACCAGAGAAACCAGACACGCGCTGCTTGTTGACAGGACCGCACATCAGAATCTTAGGTGTACCACCTTGTGTCCACACCTTCTGAATCACATTCTTGAGAATGGTTTCAGTAAATGTGCGCACTGTGCCATCTGTACGGGCGCTGTTTGGCAGCGTTGTGTAAGATGGGTCAGCACCGCTAGAGCCTTTGTCGGTGTTTGTTTTCACAAACGCGCCCAAAGAGGCAGTGGTGCGAGCAGTTGTCGAATCACCAGCAGCAGCGATGGCGCCGTTGAGCATGGAGAATTCTTGATCGCGCTTAATTTCCGAGCCGCGCTTTGCGATTTGGTAGGCCAGCTCACTGCGACGTCCTGCCTTGTTCACCACTTCTTCAGTAGCTGACAAGATGATTGTCTTGCGTGAAATCTGTGCATAGTTTTGCAAACGCACAGTAGCAGTCACAGAGTCAAACGATGAGACATCGTCACCCTCTAACTGGGCATTGGCAGCAGCTGCGGCCAATGTATCGGTCTGCCACTCATACAAGCTGTTGGACACATTCTCGCGGCCAATGTTGCTCATGTAAGGGGTTTCTTCTGGTGCAATGTTTGTGATCACATTGGACAAGTCTTCGCGGATACCCTTTGCAGAGTATGTCAAAAATGTATTGCTAACGATAGCCATAATTTCCTCATTTCAATAAAAGTTCAATTGCAGAGGCCGCATCATCGATGCGACCGGTTTTTGCAAGACGCTGCTTTGCTCGCGTACTTTCAGTTGTTGTCGAAACCCGACCAGCTGCACCAGGCTTGGCTGTTCGTGGGCCATTGTTCACCACAGGCTTAATGCCTTGACGCTTACTTACCATTTGGTCAAACATTGCTGCTTTACGCAACAACAAGACCAGCCGGTGGTCGTAAACATTCTTCAAATCTTCATCGGTAAAGCCTGCTGCCTTTGCAGACTCAATCACCAGTGCCTTTTCGGCCTTTGCCTTCTTGGGGTCCTTCCAATCTGGCAAAGCGGCTAATAAGGCTTCTTGCTGGCTGGCAAGTTGGGCCTCCATAGCGCGCTGCTGCTCATACTGAGACACTTGAAAAAGCCGCTGCTGTTCAGACTGAATAGCACCGAGTTTTTCTTGCCTCTCGCGCATGATTTCCTTTTGCCTTACCCATTCAATTGGGTCCTCGTGATAGAGGCGTTCCAAATCAACTTGAGGCTCCGAAGACTGAAGTTGGGCTTGCAATGCTCCCAACAATTGAGCGTACTGCTCACGCTCGGCTCGGACTGCCTGCGTTTCTTGCTCGACTTGCTTTCGCACTTCGGCAATCTGCTGCGTTTTCCGAGTGTAGTCCTGTGTCCTGGAATAGCCCTTCTGAAGCTCGTCTAGCGTGACAGTAACTTCCTTGCCGTCTACTTTGACAGTGAAAGTCTGTGGCTGTTCTTGCTCCTCTTGCTCTTCCTCTCCTTCGGACTGTTCCTCTGGGGACTCTTCATCTGGCGCGTCTTCCACACCAGGCTCATCCTCCTCAGAAGCCGCTGTCTCGGTGTCCTCTTGGGACTCCTCGACTGGCTGCGTCTCGTCAACTTGCGCTTGTCCTTTTTCAGGGGCCAACATTGCCGAGATAGCACTGGCCGCATCGGCCATATTCATTGCTTGTGTTTCTGCCATAGTATTTTCTTAAATTAGTTTTTCTGTGATTTGCTTATCGCATTCTGTGCAATTTTGCCGTTGTCCATAATCTTGATCAACTCTTGCCGCAGCCCGTCAATGGCCTGCAACATGCACCATGCTGTCTCGCGCCTCGCAGACTCTTCGGGTTTCGATGAACGAAATACCCAAAGTTGGTCACCTTCTAATTTTGCAATCGCTGCATTGAGGGTTTCATCCTCAAGCAGCTGCTTGGCCTTTCGGCCTTTATTTACCTGGTCTTCGTTTGTCACTTACTGTGCCATTCCTTGAAAGGTTGATGGGGGCATCATCTCAGGCGCTGGTGGCTGCTGCTGTGGCTGCTGCATAAGCTGCGCCGCTTGCTGCTGGGCCAGCAGTGCCTGCTGACGAATCGCTTCACGATCAATATTTTGCGCGGCATCAATTTCCGCTGTACTGATCTGTGATTTGTACTTTAACTCAATTTCATACTTTTTGAGATACAAATCTTGGGCCATCTTGTCACGGGCCAAATCATCATCCAAAAGCATTTGCTGGCGCTTTAGCTCCAGCTCGGCTGCCTTTTTCTGGATATCTGCTTGGATAGACTCTGCCTGCACCTTGGCCAAAATCTCCTCTGGGGATGGCTTTGGCGCTGGTGGCTCTGGTGGCTGATAGTCGGCAGGGATGTCTTGGAAAAAGCTCGTTGAATCCTTAAACCCAGACAGCTCAACCACTTTTCGCAAGGTGTTGCTAAATTGCATTGGCGTGACCAATGGGTTTGTTGGGCCAAGCTGCTGCAAGATTTGCTCTTGCTTGGACATGATCATCATCAGCGCTTGCAGCTTCTCGTTGGTGTCGCCATTGCCAAGGGCAATGTTGATGGTGGCATCCATGCCAGCATCCCAGAATCTTGGATCGATCTGCACCCACTCGTTGCGCATCCGCACCATGCGAGCCTTGTCCTGGTGCGTTGTGACCAGGAACAAAATGCCCTTGAAGAGCTTTTTCATACCTTCGGCCAGAATGCGAGCTGTCAGCTCAATGCGGCCTTGGCTGGCTGAAATGGTCGCTGCCACAGCTGCCTTGGTGCTTGACTGCAATGCGTCAGCATTCAGGCCCATGGCCGCCTTGCTCATGCCGGTGCGATCTTCCTTGATCTGGTCCATGTATTCCATCATCGGGAATGCAGCCTGCCCAACAAACGGGGTGGTCAGTGGCTGCACCATGCCAGGCGCGCGCATCCGAATGATGGCGCCCGTCTCGTTGTTCAAGACATCATCAATGTTGACTTGGCCTTCGACCACCGCTGTGCGTGGGTGAATGCTCTGGGCCAGACTGTCCAATGTGTTTCGGAGAATCTCAGACTTGATCTCTTGCAAGTCACGGGTAATGTCAAAAATCGACATCGCCTCAAGTGGGCTTGTGTGTGGCTCTGGGTCGCAGGGGAAGTCAGCAAAGGGGATATAGCTTGCCGGCAGATTGCGCACCACCTTATAGCCACCACCCATGCAGCAGACTTTTCTAAGCTCTGCAATGCCATCGCCATCATAGTCAACACGCGAGTAAGCCTCGATGTACAAGACCCTGCGCATCATTGGATTGGCAGCGTCATTTGTGCCAAATGTTGTACTCAGCGGCTGACGGGCCAAATACTCATCGTTGCTATCTAGGTCTGTCGTTGACAGATTCTCTTCAATCTCATCTTGGTCATAGCCCATGGCCAACAAGTCAGCCATGGTGGCCATCTGCCGGTGGGCAATGATGGTCGAATCGTCAAACGATCTGGCGCGTCTGTCTAGCAGCAGCTCCTCTGGCGGCACGGCCATGATCTTGATGCGGCCATCTTTTGTGATACGCTTGATTTGCACATCATGGATCATTGGTGCAGGCATAACCATCGGCGCGCCAGTTGTGGGGTCGACTGTTGTCAGCTGCGCCTCGTTGACATCTGGGTCTGGGTAGGATGTGATCACCTTGACCTCACCACCAGGCTCTTGCATCAGCATCTGTAGCGTCTGCTCATCAAGGCCGGTGTACTCCTCAATCCGGACCTTCTCCTCATCTTCCCACCAGAATTTGGCAATGCCGCATTTGCGCACCAGCGCATCTTTGAAGATTGCGTAGGTCGTTAAAAACCCAGAATTGTCATTTTGGAAAATATAGTTGGCATAGTCGGTGGCCTGTTGGGCCATCTTGATGTCTTCGGGTCCCCTGGGACTAAACTCGACCACATTCTCAGAATTAAAAAACACACGCATCAGGCTTGGCAGCATGGCCGAGACAGTGTCCCGCACCTCCATGGCCACCACCTTGCTGTTGCCTTCGACCTCATTGCCGAATAAATCGCCGCGATAGTATTCAGTCCCCTTGGCGCGTGTGGGTGACAAATCACTGTCCACATAGCTCACCGCATCGGTCAAATCTTGCGTGATGATGGCTTGCAGCTCTGCATCATCCATTGGCTCTGTGGCTGCAATGTCGGTGCTGATTTCTAA